CATCCAACACAGGCACAAGTTGCACGGCAGTGGGCGCGAGTGCGCTGCAAACAAACACAGGCGCAAGTTGCACGGCGATGGGCTTGAATGCTGCATATGAAAACACAGGCACAAGTTGCACGGCAATGGGATATTTGGCTGCATATCAAAACACTGGCGCAAATTGCACGGCGATGGGATATTTGGCTGCATATGAAAACACTGGCGCAAATATTGCGGCGATTGGAGTCAACGCTCTTCGTGGCAACACTGCATCAGGAAACACGGCAATCGGAGTGAGTGCAATGTATCCCGCAGTCAACACGGGGATCAACAACACCGCAGGCGGTTTTCAATCGCTCGACGCAAATACTAGTGGAACTCTTAATTCTGCATGGGGCGCAAATTCACTTGGCGCAGTCACGACTGGAGCAAGCAATGTCGGAATTGGATCGACAGCAGGAAGCAGCCTAACTACAGGCTCAGACTGCACAATTATCGGCGCAGCCGCAAATGTGTCGGCGAACGGCGACAGCAATGTGATTGTCATCGGTAAGAGTGCAATAGGACTTGGAAGTAACACAACCGCCATTGGCGTATCTACAACAACGCTTGCAAAAATGGTTGGAACTACAACTAGCGCGTTTGCAATTTCGGGCGATACCGTTAGAATTGAAACACAGAAAACTCCAGCATCAGCATCGGCAGCAGGAACAAAAGGAGATATTTGCCATGATACTGCATATATCTATGTTTGTACTGCTACAAATACTTGGAAGCGGGTTGCAATTTCAACCTGGTAATTATTAAAAAGTAAATTTATGATAATTGAACAATATTTAGCATCTTCTGATCAAATTGCACAAGACATTTCTGCATCTTATGATTCTGCGTCTTTAATTGCAAAACTTGTAACAAACAATGTGCATAGCGATGAAAACCACGAAACGGTAATTCGTAATACCAGGCACCTAAAAGCATGTTTGAAATTGCTACACATCATTGAAAATGCAAGTGATGCAGATAAGGCAGCGTTTGCGGATGTGGCGGAGCGCGGGGAGAACTGGATTGCATGACAAATTACGATCCGCTCGATCTGAAAGGTCAGGAACGCGACAAGGCAGACAAAGACCTGCGCGCCAAACTGACCAAGGAGAACGAGGAAACGGATTTGAAGTGGATGATGGGAAACAAGCGCGGTCGCAGAATTCTGTGGCGGCTCTTAGATCAGGCTGGCGTGTTTCGTTTGTCGTTCGACCACAACACCATGCAAATGGCGTTTAACGAAGGCACACGAAACAGTGGATTGAGAATGTTGAACATGATTCACGCGGTAGCACCAGAACTCTACCCAATAATGCTGAAGGAACAGAATGACTCAAGAATCAATGATGACCGAAGCGCCGACAACAACTAACGAAGCCGCTGTCATCACACAAGAATCTGCGAAAGCAGATGTCACTAGCACGGAGACTGGAAAGACCCAGCAAGTCTCGGATGAGACCACTGTTGGCAGTACCGATGGCAACACTAAGGAAGCCACTAAGACCGAAGAGGTCAAGGCTGGCGCTCCTGAAAAGTACGAATTTAAGGCGCCTGAAGGCCGTAATTTCGACAACGAGGTGATCAACACATTCTCGGAAGTTGCCAAGGAATTGAATCTAAGCCAGGAGTCCGCTCAGAAGGTATTGGATCGAGTCGGGCCAAAGATGGTTGAACGACAAATGGCTGAACTTGACGCGATCCGCAAAGGCTGGATTGACTCCTCCAAAGTTGACAAGGAATTCGGTGGCGATGCCATTGATGTGAACATGTCAACTGCGAAGAAGGCACTCGATGCATTTGGTACGCCTGAACTGAAAACGCTACTTAACCAGTCTGGTCTAGGGAACCACCCTGAAGTAATCAGGTTTTTCTTTAGGGCAGGTAAATCTATCAGCGAAGATACTTTTGTAGGCGCAACGAACGGCGCTGGCTCCGCAAAGGGTCAGCCACGCGACTTCGCTTCGCAAGCATCAATGCTGTATTCCAAACAATAACTTTTCAAAAGGAAACTAAATAATGGCTACTCTCTCAACTACAAACCTCACTTTGGCTGATTGGGCGAAACGAACTGATCCAGATGGACGCGTTCCTGTTGTCGCAGAACTTCTGTCGCAAACCAACGAAATTCTTGATGACGCTGTCTTCAAGGAAGGCAACTTGCCAACTGGCGAGCGTGTTGTAATCCGTACAGGATTGCCAACCGTTTACTGGCGCGCACTGAACCAAGGTATTCCAAGCACCAAGTCAACGACTGCACAGGTTGACGAGGCGTGTGGCATGTTGGAAGCGCGTTCAGAAGTTGACAAGGATCTTGCAATGTTGAATGGCAACACGGCTCAGTTCCGTTTGTCAGAAGACACCGCGTTCTTGGAAGCAATGAACCAAACCCAAGCGACCACAATGTTCTATGGCAACCCAGCCACTGAACCAAAGTCGTTCCTCGGTTTGGCTGGTCGATACTCAAGTCTATCGGGCGGAAACGCAGCGAATGTTATTACCGCTGGTGGTTCTGGTTCTGACAATACTTCAGTGTTCTTGGTCTGCTGGGGTGACAATACCGTGTATTGCCCATTCCCTAAGGGTTCCAAGGCTGGTCTGATCCATGAGGATCTCGGCGAGCAAACCGTGTATGACTCTTCAAATCGTATGCAAGCGTATGCGACTCGTTACCAATGGAAGAACGGTCTTGTTGTAAAGGACTGGCGTTATGTTGTTCGTATTCCAAACATCGATGTTTCTGATTTGATTGGTCAAACTGGCACACAGGCTGCTGGCGTTGCCACAAACCTCATCAAGTTGATGGCTCGTGCTATCTACCGCATTCCAAACATGACAATGGGTCGTTGCGCGTTCTATATGAACCGTACCGTACACAGCGGCATGGCTTTGGCTGCGTTGGACAAGAGCAGCGCGGTGTTGAATATCAACCAAGGCTTGACGCAATTCGGTCAACCACACAGTTGGCTGACATTCCTTGGCGTACCACTTCGTAAGGTTGATTCTTTGATCAACTCAGAAGCCCTTGTTTCCTAATTCAAGTCTCTAAGAAAGGACAAATAAAATGATTACTGATAATTTTCTACGACTCTCTGGCTCATTAACGGCTGGTTCTACGACTGGTCAAAATTTGGCTCAAGTCGCAGGTACATACAACAGTGATAACATCGTCGATCTCTCGCAAGCGCGAGATATTGGCGAAGGCGAAAAACTGTTTGTCGTGTTCACCGTTGGAACTGCATTTACAAGCGGTGGTGCTGCCACTCTCTCATTCAATGTTGTCACATCCGCTGCCGCTGCTTTGACGACTCCAACGACTTTGGGCAGCACGAATCTGATTGCTCTTGGAAGTCTTACTGCTGGAGCGCAATTCGCAATTGCTATCAACCCAAAGGTTGCATCACTTGGACTGCGTTACCTTGGCGTTATTTACACGATTGGAACCGCAACCACAACCGCTGGAACAATGACAGCAGATATTGTTACAGACATCCAAGACGGCAAGAAGTTCTACGCGTCTGGTTTCACTGTCGTTTAATTTAAGGAGTCACTTATGGCACAAGTCAAAGCAATTGCAAAGTGTTTCATCGACAACTCTATTCGCGAAGAAGGCGATGTCTTTGAATACAACGGCACACCAAACACGAATGTCGTTCTTGTCGGAGCGGCTGGAGCAGAGGTGGCGGATGAACCAAAGGTGAAACAGAAATGGTCACCAAAGGCGAAACGCGATGCTGAAGACTTGGGTTGAAATGACTCGCTAGTTACAAAGTTGCCCCAAAGCGAGGGGAGCAGTTGACCCCTGCTCTCCTCGTTTCTTATAGGAGATCTCGCATGGCTTCAGTCGTAGACATCTGTAATCTCGCTCTCGCGCACTTAGGCGATGACGCAACCGTATCCAGCATTGATCCGCCAGAAGGATCTGCTCAAGCCGAACACTGCAAGCGGTTCTACGCCATAGCGCGTGACACGCTGCTTCAACTGCATCCTTGGAACTTTGCGTCCAAGCGTATTGCGTTGGCTGAATTAACAAACACAGTCACCACTTGGGACTACTCGTACGCAATGCCATCCGATTGCCAAACGGTTGTGTCCGTGTTGGCTGGTGACGCAAACGATGATTACGCGGGTCGATTGATTCCGACTGACACGCCTTACTTCCCGCCTGTTGTGGTTGCTGGCCGCCGCGACGATTCCCGTCGGGATCTCGGGGATGTTGCTGAAAGACTACGTGGAGCACACGTTCCGGAATCCGATTCTGATCGGCTGCATGTTGATCGGCGTGGCCCTCCTGATGGGCTGGGCGGACCGCATCGGCAGAGGGCTGAAACGCATCGGAGCGATTTCCGGCTCCGACGGCGTGTTCATCGGATTGGCTCAAGCGCTGGCCGTGATCCCCGGAACATCGCGCAGCGGCATCACAATTACTGC